ATTTATACTACTACATTATGCTATAATGTTTTTATTCTTTGAAGTATGTTTATATATTTCGAAGCCTATCGTGAATGTGTGTTTGGATTTGTTCATGCCAAAGAGATTGGATCGTGAGACCCATATTGACCCGACTTTTGGTGAGAGCGTGTCCGCCTTGCCGGTGCTTAAGTGCCAGCGAGACGAATTTGTTCTTACCTCTGGTCAGGATCTCGATGAAAGACTGAGCAGATTGGAACAAGATAAGCTAGTCCACGCAAATCAACTCAATATTGATGCCGTGAGACAAGAGCAGGATGACCAAGATCTCCATCCAGGAGTCGGTCTTAATGTTTTACAGCCACAGAATAATAATCAACTTCTAATTGAAATTGATGAAGTGATTAAAGATAGGAAAAGGATAAACGTTGATCCACTTGTCAACCATAAGGTGGAAGATTCAACCAGTGTAAACTGGACAAAGTATCACGTGGTCGGCTGCAAGGATGTAGCAGGCTATTTGATGACGAAGAATAATCATAGACACAGTGTTTTTACCTCATTGTGCATTGCCGCAAGGAAGATGAGTTTCTTGAATTTCTTCACTTTTGTCAAAGTTGCATGCAAGAGGATTGCAATTCGAACGATTAATGTCGCGAGAGTCTGGTTCGGTCAAATTTCCCAATTCTCAAAGAAGATGGAGTGGTTACGTTTCATCATTGTGGGCTACTTAAGAGCCTTAGAAGTTAAGCAAGCTGCAGACAACGAAACATTTAGTTGGACAGATTATCTGGCTGGTGTTTTGGGTGCTATCTCCACTGCCGCTATTGCCACCGTAGTTCACGCTATAACTACTGGAATTTATCACTGGCTTTGTTCATACTTGCCAGAATGGAAAGAAATACCCGATAGACGTGGGCAAGAAGTTAATAGAATGTTTAGGACAGGCCCATGGGTCCAAGTTCATTTACCAACAGTTTATGATGTTGCCACAAGATTAGTGTCACAACTTGGCCCACTTTACAATGCTAAGAAAGAAGTGTCATCAAATGATCAGAGGATCATTGATTATTTTTTCTCACGCCGTCTTTTTAAGGGAGCATGTGATCTCATTACATCTAATGAAAAATATAGATACACAGCCATGAGTGTTTGTGAAACGTGTGATCTCGCCACTCGTATCGCAATGAATGCACTCAATACGGAGACACAAACATTAGTTAACCCATGCAATGCAATCACAAACATCGACGCTCGTGTCGATGCATTGCGCCTCAATCGCTTGTCTAATCTACCTGGACATCACCTGGATGAAGTGACCATGTTGAATGGTTATTTTCAGGTGTGTCTAGTGGATTAGTCGAGCGTCGTTATGTCAAACCTCTCAAAGTCAGTGGCACTCTAGTGTCGAATGTTAGGAGAAAAGTGTTACGTGAAGTGACATTTGAGAGATATTATTCAAAAGGAAATCCAACGGAGGGGTTTGACTGGAAACGGAAGTTGGAGAAGAAGATGATCATGGTCGATGAAGATCTTGAGCGAAGGTTACCCATAAGAAGAACACATCCCCAGGAAGGAATACGTTTTCGAAAGAGACCGTGGAAAAAGTGTAAATACTATGGGCGAAGCTTGGGACCAGGAACGCGGGACGTTCCGCATTGCACAGATCCTTCTGATCCTCTATCCGTTGAGTGTGGGTGGAGAAAAAGACTAATGCCAACAATGCCTAGACCTAACCTAAATAAAATACGAGGAATTAAGAAGTTCGTCAGAGACTTCGTTCACAAGTGGTACAAACCATTGCCTCGTCAAGACAGAGACAAGAACTTTGAAGAATGGCTCAACAGCAGTAATTATAATGGGCAGCGCAAGAGCGAGATGAGACGTGCCTATGATTCTGTGTATAAGGAGCACAAAGTTCTAACAAATAAAGATTATTGGGCCAAGTGTTTTATTAAATCAGAATTTTACGAAAGCCCAAAACATTGTAGATGGATCAACAGTCGAAGTGATCGTTTTAAATCAGTTGTTGGTCCCATCATCCACAAGACAGAGAAAATAATTTACAACACAAGAATAAACGGACATAAATGGTTCGTAAAAGGAGAAGACATCACGCAACTCCCACGCAAAATTAAAAGAGTTCTCAAGAACAAATACAAGGTTGAGACCGATTTTTCAAGTTTTGAATCTGGTTTCTCACCTTACTTTACCGATGCTGTGGAATGCGAGTTATTTCGTCATATGCTTAAGTTCAACAAGCCCGAACTGGATGCTGTACTTAAGGTTTATTATCAGGAGACAAAGATGAAACTCGCAGGTGTGATGCAGAATGTGTTGATACCGAGATTAGAGAGATTAGTTAGCAGGAATTATGTGGCGAAAGTCACAGGTTTGCGATTGTCAGGAGAAATGTGGACGTCATTAGGAAATGGCTTCTCAAACTTCATGATATTCCAATATGAAGCCAAACTCAAAGGTGCTAACTTAATCGGTTTAGTCGAAGGGGATGATGGAATTTTCAGCTGCAGCATACAGTTGATCCAAAACGCCGAGATTGAACAGTATGGATTCAGAATCAAGATAACTTATGAGTTGGAGATCAATAAGACTTGCTTCTGCGGAAATCTGTTTGATCAGCATGAAGAAAACCTCATAATTGGACCTGAACAGATATCAAGACTGATGTGGACTTGTCAACGTAAGTATATGAATTGTTCAGAACGTGTGTGTAAGGAATTGTTGAAATGTAAGGCTATGAGTCTGTATGTTCAAGGAAAACACACACCAGTAGCCGGATGGCTAGCTTTCAAGACACAACAGTTATTAAAGAAATACAAGTCAAGGTATGAGGGTGGAAATTACTGGTGGGATAGAACAATCCTCGAACTCAGCAAGAATGAGAAATTTGTTGAACCTAAGATAACGATGGCTGCGAGAATTTTATACGCAGTTAAGTTCAACATCCCAATCAGTGAACAATTAGAAATAGAGGATTCAATTCAGCACGCAACTAGCGTTGAAGACCTTTTCATAGACAGAAATTTTATGATTTACGGTGATTGTTGTTCTAATGCCGCATCAGCTGTGTATAAGCTGGTCAAAGACCCAGACCATTAGATGCTTGAGTCAAGGAATGGCTCACAAGGTTTGAAACAGAACCTTGAAAAATGAACAAAACTAAAAATGTCAAGAACAACAATCGTGATAAATCAAATAAAAGAAAGAACAAAGGACCTGGAAGAAAGAGTAAGAATCCAGGATTCGTTAAGACGAGTATCCCTGTTAGTATGGGATACAAATCAAAGGTTGACGACGTCACTAGCGGCGTGTCTAGAATTAAGAAGAGAGAGTATCTCATGGATGTCACTCCAAACTCTTCAAGATTCAAAAGATGTGAGGAAGGAAATGGTATTGTTACAGCACTTGCTGAAATTGCCGGAAACATTGGACTTACAAGTTCATTTCCGTGGATTAGTACCCTCGCACCAGGATTTGAGAACTTCGTTTTTAAAACCTGTAATTTCCTCTTTAAACCATCCGCCCCCACCACAACACCAGGTTCGATTTCCTTGGTGCCATCCTACGATTCATCCAAAGAATTTGGCACAACTAAGGAAGAGTTACTTAATAATGTCGGCACTGTTAGGGGGCCAGTCTGGACCGAAAGCACTTGCAAACTCGATCCAAGAAAACTCAATGCAGCTTTCAAATCACATAAAATACGTGACGGACCGTTGGCTGACGGAGAAGACATCAAGACAACTGACCCATTCAAACTTGGTGTCTACTTGGATAAAGGAGCAGTCGACGCTAACACATCCCTTGGGGAGCTTTGGGTCGATTATGACGTGGAACTCAAGATACCAAAAACTCAAAGCGCAAGCAAATTTGGACAATCGGAGAAAATTTATTTTGCTGGATCAGTTGATCCAATCAGAACCGAGCTTGGGAAAGGAAACCAATACAAATATGTCCTCTCGTCTACGTCAGATTACTACATTATCAACTTTTACTCGACGGCAACAAACACTAAATTTGTCGTCAACACGAACACGAATGTCCCAGGTGCTTCGCTCACTTGGGATGTCTCAACACAAGTGGTGAACATCCACATTACATCAGGGAATGTGCAGATAGACAGCCAAACTGTCGCCACTTCGAACACATTGCAGTCAACCTCATTCGTAAGTGCTGATGTCACATCAGTGTTAAAGCTGGTTGTGCCAAAGGCCAATGCAGGTTACTTCATATTAGACTTCCTGTTCGTCGATGACACCGTCGCCCCTTCAATGAAAGAAATCAGATCAAAATGGGCAGAGTCAAAGTTGCTGCAGAAAACAATAGATATGGTCAACATGGTGGTTAAAGAAAAGGAAAAAGAAAAAGAGAAGAAGATCTTGGAGTGTCATGGGATGCTCCTTTAACATCGTTAAGAGTTTGGGGCTCACTTATAGCCCTCCTTGTGTGTGAGCACGATAGTGGTTACGTGTTAGCCAAAACACGCAGTCCCGTGGAGGGATGACTTCCTACTTCAAAGTAAGTAGTGTCACGCACGTGAGATGTCACGCTGAGGTGGGGGAAACATGGGAGACGCGAAGGCCGGCCATGCCCGAAAGGGAAGGGCCCAAATAAGATAGGCATGTAGTTACTTCCTAGGTCCTCATCGCTTCGAGAAAAGTGCGAGGGCAATATTTGATTCTAGGGACACCTAGTGCAATGGGATGCCCATTGTAGTCAATCGGATTAGATCCAGGCGGCGATCGTTGTTGGAGATTATCCATGAAACTTTCATTCATGGTGCTTGAGGAGCCGAAAACGCCAAAATGTGGGCGAGGTGCAGAATGGTTTGACATATTGCGAGTGCCAAGTGTTTAAGTACCAAGGTATGACCGATATGTTGTGCTATGTGGGGCGTACCCCCATATTCTCAGATCTGCTTTAGTGGGATTGGGTTTCAATGAACCTCGGCTGTGTTTTGGGTAAACGTCTAAGAGCAAATCAGGTGCATGAGTGCCCATTGTGTAATGTATCACGAGCATTGCAAATGGTGTTCATAATGTTTCAAAGCATCAAACTGTGTGTAGCGGTTACACTACACCCCTTGCGTCGGGTCACGAACGTGTGCAGCTGGCTGCACTTGCGATCCCGGTGGGATATCGCATAAATGGCCTCCACTCCCGTTGTTCCGGAAATACTGAACCGACTCACTGGTGGTGGGTCACATACCCGCTGTGGGGTGAAGCACAGACAATGCAGCTGGCTGCAGTCGCGATACGCGAAAAAGGCCTCCACTCCCGTCGTGCCGGAAATACTGCACTTCCTCACTGGTGGTGGGGAGCTTCGTCATGGAGTCAATCATGAACTGAGT